GTCAAAATCAATGATCATGACATGGATGCAACAAGATATTTTGTGAAAACTATGAGGATAACTGCGAAGAACCGTCAGTATAGCCTTGTATGATATAGGAGGATAAAAAATGGTCACTTATCAAGACTTTTTGAGGGCATCGAACACGGACGCAAACAAAACCGCATTCGTGAAATCGTGCATCGAAAAACACAAAGCATCATCCCTTTATCAAACCGCGGTTCTCGCTGACGAATATGACCGCCATCAGAATCGCACGATTAAGAGATACCAAAAATTACTGCATGACATGACGGGCAAGGCAATTCCCGACATGTGGGGTGCCAATTACAAGATGGCATCCAAGTTTTTCCCGCGATTCATCGTGCAGGAAAATCAATATTTATTAGGCAACGGCATCACATGGAAAGAATCGGGCACCAAGGACAAATTGGGCGTTGATTTCGACACGCAGATGCAGAAATTGGGACGCATGGCATTGTCCGGTGGCGTTGCATTTGGTTTTTGGAATTACGATCACATGGAACCGTTTTCGGTATTGCAGTTCGTTCCGTTATATGACGAGGAAAACGGGGCATTAATGGCCGGTGTTAGATTTTGGCAGATAGACACCAATAAGCCATTAAGGGTGACATTGTACGAGGTGGATGGCTATACCGATTATATTTGGGACGAGAACCATCCGCAGGGGTTCATATTACATGACAAGCGTTCATATATCGAGAAAACCGTTTCGACACCTGCGGACGGCACCGAGATATATGCCGGGGAAAATTATCCGTCATTCCCCATCGTTCCGTTATGGGCAAATTCGCAGAAACAATCCGAGATCGTGGGATTGCAGGAACAAATCGATTGTTACGATTTAATCAAATCGGGTTATGCAAACAACGTTGACGAGGGTTCATTGATTTATTGGACATTGAACAACGCCGGGGGAATGGATGACATTGACCTTGAAAAGTTCGTTAAAAAAATGAAAACCTTACATGCGGCAACCACCGAGGACGGCGTACAGGCGGAATCGCATACCATGGAAGCACCGTTCCAAAGCAGGGAAGCGTTATTGGCAAAATTACGTTCCGATTTGTATGAGGATGCCATGGCATTGGATACCAAGAACATCGCCAATGGTGCCGTGACCGCAACGCAGATCAAGGCGGCATATGAACCGTTGAATGCCAAAACGGATGAATATGAATATTGCGTGATTGACTTCTTACAGGGAATACTTGCAATTGCAGGGTTAGAGGATACACCCACATTCAATCGTTCCATGATCGTCAATTCACAAGAGGAAGTACAATTATTGATTTCATCCGCACAATATCTGCCGGAGGGATACGTCACCAAGAAAATCGTGACCCTTTTGGGCGATGGTGATGATGCGGAAGAAATATTAAAGCAGATGACGGCCAATGAATTGGACAGGGGTGATATTGAATGAGGGACATCGGACATGATGAAACGGAAATCCTTTTGAAACAGATGGAAAAACGCATCGCGTTTGAATATATGCAGGCCGAAAAAGAGATTGCCGCCAAATTGGACGATTACCTTAATAAATTCAAGATCAAGGACGAATTAAAGCAAAAAGCCTTGGCCAATGGATTGATTACCGAACAGGAATACCAACAATGGCGCATCGGTCAGATTATGATGGGCAAACGTTGGGAAGAAATGCGGGATGCGTTGGCAAAGGATTTCACCAATGCGGATAAAATCGCAAAATCCATCGCGTATGGGTATCAACCCGACGTTTATGCCATCAACCATGATTATGGCACATTCCAAGTGGAAAAGGCATCACGGATGGACACATCATATACGTTATATGACCGTGACACGGTAGCGGAATTGATGAAAAACAAGGATTTCATACCGGCACCGGGGCGTAAGATTTCTGCGATGATCAACGAAAACAAGGATTTGGCGTGGAATAAAAAACAGGTGCAATCCGTAATGATGCAAGGAATCATCCAAGGTGAATCCATATCCCACATGGCCACACGTTTGGCGGAAACCGTGGGTGATGCGGACCGTAAGGCGGCAATCCGTAACGCACGCACAATGACCACGGGTGTCGAGAACGCAGGACGCATGGCATCGTATGACCGCGCCAATGATATGGGCATTAAAACCCAAAAACAATGGTTGGCAACGTTGGATTTCAGAACCCGACATTGGCACGCAGATTTGGACGGGGTGGCCGTGAATAATGACGAACCGTTCCATAACGAATATGGCGATATAATGTATCCCGGTGACCCCAAGGCGGACCCTGCGAACATTTACAATTGCCGGTGTACGATGATTGCATCCGTCAAAGGTTTTGAACGTGATGTATCAAACACCGATTTACGGCATGATGACAATCTGAAAGGGATGTCATACAAGGATTGGAAAGAGAAACACTACAAGATGGAATCCCATTCGATTACGAAACAGGACGAAATCGCAGAACACATGCGGAACGTTTACGGGGCGGAATACAGGAAGTATTCACAATTACCGGATGTGGAACCGGGAACACCTGCGGAACCCATAGAACCCGTAAAACCTGCGGAACCCGAAATTATACACACCAACAATATGGAATCATATGATACGGTATGTAATGCGGCCAAGGCAAACAACGTCACACATCGTGATGTTGAGGATTTGACGGCACCATTGACCGAGGAACAAATTATTGGCAAGTTGGCAGGCGGTGACCAAACCGAGGGTTCGTGTGCATCGTTGGCGTTGTCTTACTGCGGGAATAAAGCAGGTATGGACGTTACCGATTATCGTGGCGGAATTAGCCGTGCGACGTTCTCGAGGACACGAAACATTAAGGCAACATTGGAATCGGCAAATGCCAATATACAAGAATTTAAGGTTGCCAAGGAAGCATCGGATGTTGCCAAGATCATCACCAATATTGATTTGAACAAGGAATATTTATTATCCACGGGCAAACATGCGGCGATCATCCGCAGAACCACGGAAAACGGTTTGCAGTATTTGGAATTGCAATCATCCACGAAAAGCGGATGGCAACCATTCGAATCCGTCAGAACATATACATTCATGGACAAGGAATGGACGGAAAAAACCACGGTTGCCGACACGTTATATAAAAGATTCGGATGCCGTAAAACCGTGGACAAAATCAGCGTTGCCGGGATGAAAATGACATTTGAAAAGACCATGATGTTGGCGGAGGTTGATTCATGCCAAAAAACCCTTGAATTTCAAGACGTATTAGGGTATATTAATACTGAAACAGGCAAGCAGAAGAAAGGGACAAGCGGTGGCATCAAATAATTGGTACAGAAATGAAGATACAGACCACGTTTGGTGGTTGGATAACGGTGATGAAGTCAAAGGGGAATTTATATTTTCATTTGACAAACAGACATCGTTTAATTTGTTTGCCGATTATCCCCATAAATTAACCCCGGCACAACGCAGGATATTCGACAAGGAAAACCCATATTGGGCGGATTTCTTCAAAGGCAGGTGATTTAATGGAAATTAACGTCAATATATCAAGCAATCGCAAATTGATAAAACGTGCAACCCGTGAACAAATCGAACGGGCATTGGAAGCGATCGGATTGCAGGCCGAGGGGTATGCCAAGATGTTATGCCCCGTTGATACCGGACGTTTGCGGAATAGCATCACACATGCGGTGGAAGCGGACGGAGGAAAAGTATACATAGGCACAAACGTTGAATATGCCGCGTAGACATAACATGCGCCTTTACGCAGAAATGCGTATCGAAAATCGGGCAAAATCGGTGAAAGCACCTTGCGTTTCCTTTTCGATTATGGTACAATATAAGTAGATATTGGAACATAAGAAAGGGGAAACAAAATGAAAAACATCAATAGAACCAATAATTTAACAGGACAACAATTCGGACGTTTGACCGTGATCGGGATGGATGACCGGAACACAAGGAAAACCTATTGGATTTGCCAATGTTCCTGCGGGAATATGAAATCGGTTCGTTCCGATTCCTTACAGAACGGGGCCATAAGGTCTTGCGGATGTCTGAAAAAGGAAACGGATGCCATTAATCTTGTTAAAAACCATAGTCACAAAATGAGTGGCTCACGATTATACAACATATGGCAGGGAATGAAAGGCCGATGCAATAATCCAAATGATGCAAGATATGACAGATATGGCGGACGCGGGATTGTTGTTTGTGATGAATGGCGGAACAGTTTTGAAAACTTTTATAATTGGGCGATTCAGAACGGGTATTCAGACGAATTAACGATTGACCGAAAGGACAACGATGGAAACTATGAACCCGGCAATTGCAGATGGAGTAGCAACCAAGAACAATGCAACAACAGATGCACAAATGTAAAAATCACCATTGGAAATGCTACAAAGACATTGACAGAATGGTGCAGAATATTTGAATTGGATTACAACATAATTAATGCCCGCTACAAAAGAAATGGTTTTATTGGGATTGATGAATTATTCAACGCTAACACCGAGGTAATTGGAAACTAACCAACACCGTAGAGCGTAGGGGATGAACGATAATTAGGATGTAATAATTCCCCCAAGAGTGTCCGACACCCGTTCCGGGTGGTGATGTACGCCGACCTTATGGGATAGCAAACCATAAGAAGTAAGGATAAAAAGCCTTGCGATAACAAATTGATGTTGAAATGGGGACATCCCGGACAAAGGCACAACCATATTTGCAACCCGCAGTTGTGAACCATGCGGATGAATATTGCGAAATGGCCGAGCATTTTTTAAAAAATGGTTGACGCACAAAAGGTAGTGTGTTAAACTATTTACATAACAGAATAAGGCATAAAAAGTCCAAGTGATATAAAAGGATTAATTGTTATCCCGCGCGTGGGGGTGACAGTTAGTCCTTTTTTGTCTTTTTCTGTAAATCACAAGAACGTGTTCCGAAGAAACGGAGGAAAATTGAAATGGCATTATCAAAAGCAATGTTGCGTGGGTATGGTTTGAATGATGAACAGGTGCAGGCGATCATAGATGGCCATATGGAATCTGTTACCGGTTTACAGGATGAAGTGGAAAAACACAAATCCGAAAACGAATCAACCACAAAAAAACTTGCAAAGGTCCAAAAAGAATTGGACGAAATGAGGGAAGCGGCCGAACAGAATGACGGCAAGAATCCCTATAAGGTCAAATACGATGCATTAAAGGAAGAATTTGACGCATACAAGGCGGATGTGGATGCGAAAGCAACAAAGGCCGTAAAAGAGGATGCATACCGTGCATTATTAAAAGAGGTCGGCATTTCTGACAAACGCATCGCGGCGGTGCTGAAAGTTTCCGACGTTGATAGTATCGAGATTGACAAAGATGGCAAAATAAAGGGCGTGGACAAACTAAAGGATTCCATAAAGGATGAATGGGCAGAATTTATCACCACCACCGGAACCCAAGGCGCGAACACACCGAATCCACCTGCCAACAATGGCGGCAAGATGTCCAAAGATCAGATCATGGCAATTAAGGACACCGTTGAACGCCAAAAGGCAATGATGGATAACAAAGAATTATTCATACAGTAAAGGAGAAAACACATGAACGCATTAGATAACCTCACAAATGCGGAAGCCATGAAGCGAATCCGCGAAGTGGACTTTGTGGCACAGTTCACACATAATAGCCTTGCAAAACTTATCGAAGTTTTAGGCGTAACAAGAAAAATCCCCATGATGGAAGGCACAACAATGTATGTTTACAAGATGACCGGGTCATTAGTAAACAATGGTGCCGTTACCGAGGGTGACATCATCCCGTTATCAAAGATCACACAGACCAAGACGGCCGTTGGCGAGATCACATTAAAGAAGTGGCGCAAGGCCGTTTCTGCGGAAGCAATCAAGAAATCCGGTTTACAGACCGCAGTTGTTGAAACCGATGCAAAACTGCTTTCATTGGTTCAGCAGGGCATCAGAACCGATTTATTCACATTCCTTAATGGAACAATCACAGGTGCCGAAAGCGTATCCGGCACAGGATTACAGGCCGCACTTGCAAACGCATGGGGTGCATTACAGGTAGCATTCGAAGATGACACCGCAGAAGCAGTTTATTTTGTTAATCCCCTTGACGTTGCCGATTACCTTGGCAAGGCAACCATCAGCGTTCAGACCGCATTTGGTATGAATTACATTGAGAATTTCCTTGGTTTAGGAACCGTTATCCTTTCATCACAGGTAACACAGGGAACATTCGTTGCTACTGCAAAACAGAATATCATCCTTTATTATCTCACCATGAATGGTGACGTTGCGGAAGCATTCAGCCTTACCACAGACGAGTTAGGATACATCGGAATCAAGTCCGGTTATCAGAACGAGGAACGCGCACAGATCGAATCCCTTGTTATGGACGGCATACAGTTCATGGTTGAATACGCAGGTGGCGTAATTAAAGGCACCATAAACTCGGGGGAATGACCGGTGTCACCGTTGCTCCGGTGGATGGTGACACAGACTTTTGGGGAACATCCGCATCAGACATTCAGACGGGTGTGACCGTAACCGGCAAAAAGATAACAGGTACATTGCATAAATTGACCGAGGGTCAACTTGTAACCGATTGGGGTGAGGGATATTTCATCGGCCTTGATTTCAGCGATTTCACAGATGGATTAACATATGCAGATGTTAAGGTTGGATTATCACCCACACAGGGCGCAGGTCTTGTAACACTTGATAGCGATCACAACGGCGTATTCAAAGTAACCAACAAGGATATACAGGACATCGTTGTTTTGCAGGAAAAGACCGGCGTGGGCAGGTTAATGGAATTCTTCGATTTATCCGGCCTTACATTAGATTAAGGAGGGTGTTATGTCTGTTATCGTAACGAACAAAACAACAACGCAGAAGCCGATGGCCCCTAAAAAGGAAACCAAAAAGGCAGAAAGCAAAAAGGATTCAAAGAAATAAGGAGATATAATATGTTGACGGAAATCTGCCACGAATTAAATAATTGGTTCGATTCATTGCAACCCGAATATATGGGTGTACACACCATATCCGGGGGGCAGTTGGATATTGCTGACAAAATTCAGCAGGGACAGTATTATCGCATTCGTGGTAGTGTGTTCAATGATGGCGTATATCTTCATGATGGGAATGAGAACCTCTTGGATGAAACTTTTAATGGCACGGTTAATTTAATGGCCGTGCCAAAAGAGTTCATCCTTTTGGCAGACGAGATCAAGGCATGGCAGACCAAATATGGCAACATAGATTCGGAAGCACAATCACCGTTTGCATCGGAATCGTTTGGCGGTTATTCCTATTCAAAGGGACAGACGGCAAGCGGCAATTCCGCAGGCACATGGCAATCGGTATTCGGTGCGCGGTTAAATAAATGGAGGAAAATCAAATTATGAGTTTATTAACATCTTCCATGGAACCGTTCGTTGTAATGAATGCGGTCACGGTGTCGGATGGTTATGGCGGCACTACGATCACATACACGGAGGGAATCGAAATACTTGGTGCGATGCCGTTCGATAATTCCACACAGGTCAAGATTGCGCAGGCCATGGGCGCAAAGTCAACATATACATTAACTGTAAGAAAAAATGTCGAATTGAATTTCCATACGGTTTTAAAGCGTAAACGCGATGGATTGTATTTTCGTTTGACATCGGGCACCGACGATCATCAAACACCGCCAACGGCCGGATTAAACATGCGGCAGTATACGGCGGAATCATTTGATATAGGGGGAACGAATGGACAAACTGCAAGCATACCATAATTTTTGGAGTTCGTTCGGAATACCTGCATATGATCAATCCACGGTCCCGGACGAAGAAACAATGCCATATATCACATATCAAGCCGCGTCGGATGATTTCAACAATACGGTATTTCTGACGGCATCAATTTGGTATCGTGGACGATCATGGACGGAGATCACGGCAAAGGAAAAGGAAATATCCGAACACATTGGCCGTGGCGGAATAAACGTTCCGTTTGATGGCGGTGCATTTTGGATTGTTAAGGGCACACCGTGGGCACAACGCATGGAGGACCCGGATGATATGGTCAGACGGATTGCCTTACAGTTTAGCGTAGAATATTTCGATTGAAAGGAGAATCAAGATGAAATATACACAGATACCGAGCGATTTATTTAAAGAATTGCTATTAAACGCAGGTATCCTTTTGGATGATTTCACACCGTCAACGGGTACAATCGGAAACATCCTTGGTGCAACATCCGGTGGATTAAATTTCAATGATAACCCCACATTTGAGGATTTCGGGTCGGACATCGACAATTGCCCCAAGAACACCAAGGAATTAAAGAGATTAACGGACCGCGATGTTAAGATCAGCGGCACATATCTCACCGTTACCGCGGCATCCGTTAAGATGTTAATGGCGGCGGCGGATATTGACGCGGAGGATGACACCCATGTTATTCCCCGTAAAGACCTCGAGGATGCCGATTTCAGCGACATTTGGTGGGTTGGTGATTATTCCGACAAGAACGGTGATACCAATGGCGGATTTGTTGCGATTCACATGATGAATGCATTGTCAACGGGCGGATTTCAGATTCAGACCGGGGACAGGGCAAAAGGACAGGAATCGTTCGAATTTACGGCACATTCATCAATAAGCGAACCGGACACGGTTCCATATGAGGTATTTATACAGGCGGGAACGGCAGAACCCGTAACACCCTAAAAGGAGTTTAAAAGATAATGAGAAAATTATCCGAAATCAAGAACGAGGACGCGCTTGATGTATTGGTGAACATATTGGACCCGGTCACGGAGATATTCACCGATAAAAAGTTTGAAACAGAATGGAAAAAGGACGTAAAAGGTGCGATCAAATATGTTATCGGGGCACATAAAAAAGCGGTCATTGAATTATTGGCAGGCATTGAGGGGGTCCCGGTCAACGAATTTGAAATAAGCCTAATACAGATACCAATGCGGTTATTTGATTTATTCAATGATGCGGATACATTGGATTTTTTCGAATCGCAGGGTTTGAAGATTTCGGACATATCTTTTGGCTCTGCTATGGGGAATACAAGGGAAACCGAAACAAAATAAGACCATTTACACGGTATGTCATGGCAAGGTATGAGGAATACCAAAAGGAAATGGCATACCGTGTTTATGTTACGGACAGATTGTGGCGTGACGATCAGAACCGATTCATGCCCGCAAATGCCCGGTTTTATGATTGGATTAAAAAGGACGATAATCCAACAAACCAAATGTCCGGTGATGAAATCGTGGCCAATGTGATTGCAAAGGCCGGATTGGTGGTGAAACATGAACATATTTGATTTGGCGGCGGTATTAACCCTTAATAAAAAGGATTATGATGCCGGATTAGAAGAAGCCGAAAAGGAAGCAACGGGATTCGGCGATAAATTGAAAAAGGGCCTTGGCACGGCAACAAAGGTCGCAGGTGCGGTAACCGGTGCGGCGGTTGCGGCAGGTGCGGGCATAATGAAAATGGCATCGTCATCGGCATCCGCGATGGACGTAGTGGACAAGGCATCACAAAGAATGCAGGTCAGCGCGGAATCATATCAAGAGTTGGCACATGTCGCAGGGTTATCCGGTGTTGAAATGGGTTCCTTGGAACGTGCGGCAAAAAGCCTTGACGGTAGCATGTCATTTGACCAAGCGATGAATGAAATATATTCATTGCAGACGGCGGAAGAACGTGCGGCAAAGGCGGCGGAATTGTTCGGCGACAAGGTGGCATATGATTTGACACCCATGTTGAATGCATCCGGGGCAGAATTTGAAGCAATGAAGCAGGAAGCGCATGACCTTGGTTTGGTTATGTCCGGCGATGACGTTAAGGCAGGGGCGGCGTTAAATGATTCATTGTCGAATCTAAAGGATTCATTCGGTGCGATCATAACCCGTTTGGGAAATAGTTTGATGCCGTTAGTGAAGAAATTGGCAGACGGATTAATAAAATTCATGCCTAAAATACAGGCGATGTTTGACAAGGTGATGCCGTTAATATTGGATTTTGCCGGGCAGATATTGCCGTTTATCATGGATTTGGCCGAAACGTTACTGCCGACAATATTCCAATTATTGGAAACCGTAATGCCGACAATAACGATGATTGCACAATCCGTATTACCAATAATCACATCGGCGTTGTCAATGATCAATCCGTTACTGCAGGCATTAAACAAAATCCTTGAACCCATTTTAAAGGTTGTCAATCTGATTTTGGAACCGCTTTTGAAATTGGTTAATTTCGTATTTGGCGGCATTGCTGACGGTGTGTCGGGCATCGCATCCGCATTGGGTGAGGATGGCATATTGGGCGTTGTTGGCAAGGTCGGTGAAGCATTTGACACCATATTCGGCGGGATTGCGGAATTATTGTCGGGTCCTTTACAGGCGGTCAAAGATTTCTTTAACGGCGTTTGGGAAGTATGCACCAAGATTATGGGATGGGTTTGGGACAAAGTTTCGGGCGTATTCCAAGACATTTATGATTTCCTTGATTGGATTAACCCGTTTAGCGATAGTGCCGAGGAAAGGGCAGAAAAAGCACGCGCGGAAGCCGCAAAGAAAAACGCGCAGGATGTCATCAACAATGGCGGGGCATCCGATTGGATAGAAAAAAGCAATAATTTGTTGGAATCTGCGGGTTTGTCATTCATGTCACCGGTGAAACAGAAAACCGAGATAAGCGGAACCGTTCGTTTCGAGGGCGTGAACGATCAAGGGCAGTTTGTTGCGGCAACGGAATATACGGTTGACCAATTGACCAAGGACGCAAGAATGGGTTATGGAGGATGATATGGCGGACATAAAAAGGGGAAATAACATACTCGGAACCGTCATCGGTTTTAAACGGGATTATGATGCAACCAAAATCAATGTTGTGTCCCTCACAGGCATCCCGTACACACAGACACCCGGACAGGCGGTTCACAGACGGATTACGAATGTATATTGTGACACATACGAAAAACGCGATGCATTGGATAACGCGTCGAATGAGGGCGCATTGGTTGTCATTGATTGGGGCGGTCAGATATTCCGTGGATATATAGAAGATAAAAAGATTTCATGGAAAGAATGGCGTGACGGACACGGCGTTGCCCGGTTCACAATGGTTGTGAAAGAGGTGGTGGATGAATGAGGAACATTGACACCGTACTTGAAGAACGCATCAATTCATCCATGCAGACAATCGGGGAAAACGCAAATCCTGCGGTACAAATGCGTATACAAAGGCATGATGTGCCGTTACATGATGAGGAATTAATCGAACGGTCACGAATCGTGCATCGTGCCGGTTTGACGGATTCAGATGTTGCGGTGTGTCATCCGTATTTTGAACGCGAGGACGGGCGTATTTGGGTGGCATATGTCCGTGAGGGTATATTACATGTTAAATGGGCAGAAAACATGGAAATATTGTCACGGTCGGAATGGAACGATTATTGGTTTACCGATTATGCCGTTTCGTGTTCCATCGCATTCAATTCCAAGGCCAAGCACAACGCAAGGGGCATATGGGAATTTATAACCGAGGAAATCCCGTGGGTGTTTTGGGTAACACCCGAGGGGCAGTTAAAGGCAAAATTATGCACACCGTTAGGACAGTACGAACACGAATTGGCGATTGCCAATGTAACGGATTGTTCTGCGGTCCGGGCACCTGCGGGCGATTATGGCAATTGGGATTTAGGATTGACCGTGTTTTTCTTGATGGCGGGGCAATTATATTATCGCCAATACATCGACGGTGAATGGTGCGATGCGGAACGTGTGACGATTAGCGGGTTGGACAATTTGACGATCGTCAAGATAAAGGCATTCAATACATGGGATTACCGTGTCGGCGTACAATTATTGACGGACGATGGCAAATTATATGTTTTGTTCACATATACCGAGGGCATAGGTGTTAGGGGTTCGGAACATATCAATATGGGGGTGACCGCCACGGGGCGTTTGTTTCGTATAGGATATGACGCAGGATACACAAACGAACACCTTGAAATCGGGGCATCCGCAGTTGGTGAAAGAATATACGGATTGTCCACCATCCCATTGGAAGCAAAGAATATTAATTACAACGGGGATTGGGGCAAAAAGATTGAAATCACAATGGATTATCCTAATTCCGCAGGTGATGTAAGGGAGTTTTTATTGCGGGATTCCAACGGGAATGTGTATGCGTGCGAGGACATAGAATTTGATGACAATGTGATCAGATTGACTTTTGTCAATTTCAACATGGCATATTCCGCATCAAATCTGACGGTAATATATACCAAGGGAACATTGATGTCACCGGTGGTTCTGACGGATTCATTTAGTATATCATTTGTTCCGGAAAACCTTGTGTCACCGTCAACGCCGCCGCCGTCAGTAGTTTCAATATATAATGTGTGAGGTGGCATATGGCAAAAAAAGATGGTGAAAGAATCGCGATATTATTCAGCGAACCATTGTTGAATATTGGCGATGTAACGGATGCATTCACGGTTAGTTTTTATCAATATGACATGGTTCCCGGTGGGCAGTTGGTACAGGTGACACGGCCAATTGATAGCATGGAATTAGATGAAAACAATTCCAAGTTGTTATATTTGAACATGGGGCATGGCGTGACCCGTAATTTCCAAAATGCGGTCGGGAATGTCACCGTGGAATATGATGCCACAATCGGCAGGTTGTACGGTGCGGGCGGTTCGGTACAAAGTTTTACACAAGCATTTTTGCCGGACGCAATCGAACCGAAAAACAATCCCCATGACATGGAACATCTGACGATCACGGCATTGGCGGACGGCGATTTGATTCGGATATATTATCACGATACCAAGACCGAGGAACATTTGGAGATAAGCGCATCGGCAACGGGAACATTAACATATATTGGTGATTTATAGGAGGATACCATGGAATTAAAACATAATCTATCAATCCACAATCGATTTGACATCGAGGTTATCAATGCCAAGACGGGTGAAATAAAACAGAGGGCACAGGCACACAATATCATTACCAATAATTTATGGACATGCCTTTGTTCATCAAATTCGAGTTCTGAAAACAATTATTTTTACGAAATATTTTGGGGAAGCGGAACGGGCACACCTGCGGCAACGGACACGGATATGTTTACCTATGAGGGCAAACAGACCGCAGGGAATAACGTGTTTAATGTTGATTGGACAAACAGGGTTGCATCCTGCACAAGAAGCATCCAATTAAACGAGCAGACATCCGTTGGCGTGGAAATATCCGAGGTCGGCATTGGCACACATTCGGGAAACAATAACAGGGTATGCACCCATGCGATGCTTGAAGATATGAATGGCAACCCCATCACCATTGAAAAGACCAATGTTGACATCATCAATATATATGCGACAGTATTCATCCATTGGTCGGGGGCATCCGATGGCTCATTACAATGGGGCAATGATGGTTTGAGATATTACATGTTTGGTATTCAGAAACCATCACCCTCGGGATATTACAGTTTTTATTCGTACACAAGGGCAACCAAGGAATTAAATCCTTTTTATAGGTCGGGAAATTTCACCAATGATTATTTTAATCTATTAAACGATATGAAAAACGGCACATTTGCCGGGAGTGCGGCCAACAAAAAAATCGAGGTCACATTCGAAAGATATGCCGTTGAAAATATGAATGTTGGTGGTTTGGGAACATTCTTTATCGGCGGTTATCAAGGCGAAGCAAGTTTAGTATTACCCGTTGAGGATTTTTACGCAGGCGATGACATCACCAATGAAGCGGTCGGCACGGGTGACGGGGAAACCACACGATTCACCCTTGATTTTGATTTCCCCGAAAATATATCCGTTTATGTCAACGGCACCAAGAGAACAAGTGGGGTCACATTTAGAAGAATATGCATACCACCCATTGATCAAGAATCGCAGGGATACGGAAGTCAGCCACAGTTATATGTTAGGAGATTGCGTAACACTTCCACCACAAGCAAAAAGGAATTAATCAGTTATACATTAGGTTCATATCAATGCAACGAGGGTACATCATCTAATTTCAAACGTTTTTATCCCATTGGTGCAGGATGGATAATCGAGAACATGGCAAACATAATCGGTTTTGCATCCATCAAGAACGATAATGCAGGCGTGATTTACGGCTCAAATGATTTAACTAATTGGGTATTGCTTGCCGATGCAAATGCGGGCACCGTGGAATTGACCGGGGCGGAACAAACATACAAATATTACAAGAACGATGGTTCTGCCGAAGCAAGGTTATATTGGAACGATATGGATGACGGTGCGGCGATTATATTCGACACGGCACCTGCGGTAGGTGATGTCATTACGGCAAATTACCACACACCGTATGTGGCAAAGGATGCAGACCATGTATTTGATTTAAAGGTTACATTCCAATTTGGAGAATACACGGAATGAGGTGATTAAATGACAACACCAAGGCCGTTTTTATGGCAATCATTACAATTACTCGGTGAAGCGGACGGATTGGGCGGAATGGCGCATTATTACACCGAGGAAGCGCAGGCGTTATATTTGCACGATGGAATTGCAACCCGAATGATGGACGTTGAGGATGGCCATTGGCAAGATGCGGTGACCGGGGACGAGGAAATCATCACCGATGACGGATATACACAGATGTCATGGACGCATCCGGCCACGGGGTCCATTTACGGCACCGCGATATTGCCGGACGATGATTCGACGTTGTTATATCTGTTAAGATATACATATGTCAAGGACATTGGTGCATTTGTTCAATCGGGCAATTTTAGGGCGCAGGTTGACAACCCCATCACGCAGGTCAACGCGGAAGTCAAAAATTATGATTCCGATGCATTTATAAAGGACCAAACATTGTTCATGCCCGGTGCCAAGATCACATTGGGCATGACGATGGGTGATTCCAATGTTTACAAGATGTGCGAATCATACCTTGACCAAGTAGATTTTACCTATAATAAAAGCACCGTTTCGATTTCCGGGCGTAATAGGACGGGCGTGTTATTAAATGATAACACCATTAACGAATCGGGCAAGAAAACGGATACCGTGTCGAATTTGTGCGCATGGGTAATGGACACCCTTGGCGTTGACCGGTATCAGATAGAGGAAAACAATTCAACATTCACGTTGGAATATACTGCATCGGATACGGGATTAAAGATATTACAGACCATATCCGACATGGCATCGGGATATGCAAGCGGAACCGATTGGGGCATTGAGGAAATGCCGGACGGAACGATCATAATCGGATTCAATGGTTTCCGTGGTTCATATTTGCCGAAATCGGTGTTTAAATTCAATAACGATGAATTATTCAAACGGTCCTCAAATAAATCCGTGGACGGGGCATATTCGAAATTATATTGTGCCGGCAAGACATCGGGCGGGGCAGATTTGGAACCCGTGATTGTGAACATCACACAATGGAAATATTGGGCATTACCTGCAAACAAAACCTATTTTGCCCCGGTATTGGAAAACACCACGCAGGGTGAATTGGCAAATTATGCGATGACATTGGCACGGCAGTTAAAACGGACGGGATTGAACGAAAGTTATAATTGCACCATCAAACCGCAGTTATTAGTGGGAGATTATGCAACGGCCAATGGCAAGGACATCGGAATCATAAATCAGATTACCCATAATTTCGGGGAAAAGGGATTTTTCACCGATTTCGTTGCGGATTCGGGCGGTGATAAGCAATCATTGTTGACGAGATCATCTAACGATGAAAAGGTGTTCACATCAACCCGCCGATTGGGTGGAACAAACCGAAATAGGCGATTGATAGATTTCATCAAGAACACGGCCACGGACGTTGTTAGGACATCCGGTGGCGGTGGTGGCGGTGGTGGCACATCCGGCGTGGGTGATGTTACGGTTGATGGCGTTTCCGTAGTAGATGGCGGCGTTGCCAAGATCGTTCTGACGGGCAAGCAAAATGTATTGACCGCAGGTGACCGCATATCAATCGACAATGACACAATATCCGCCAATATAGCACCGTTTAGCATCGTAGACGGTAAAATGTGCATGACATACAAAGGGGAGGATGAATAATGACAATAGTAGACATCACAAAACCGATGGCATTGGATGAAACCTTGCAGGGAACCAACACAAAAATGGATGCCGTTATCCAAAAATTGCAGGGGATAATCGATGCGTTAGGATTAGACACATCCGTTTATAAACCCAAGGGGAACATCACTTGTGCGGCATTGGTTCCTGCATTATTGATTGATGATAATTTGGGGAATGTATATAACGTGACCGACAACGGCACCACAACGAGCGATTTCGTTGAGGGTGCCGGGAAACCCATCCATGTGGGCGATAATGTGGCAATCGTAGACGTTGGCACGGGCGGACAGAGTGAATATAAATTTGACCTTTTGGCAGGCATGGTGGATTTGACGAATTATGTGCAGAAATCCGCCACACCCGGTTTATTGAAGAATGACGGCACAGTTGACACCAAGGATTATGCGGAAAAGGTATCGGGTGCCACCAACGGCAACCTTGCAGGCTTGAACGGTTCGGGCAACCTCACGGATAGCGGCATATCGGGTGACATGACCACGCAAAGTGCAAGTGGCAATCCCATCTCAATCGCAGACCTCAAATCAGCACAGATAGCGTTAAATCCCGTAATTACCTTTGAGCCTATACAGGCAGGTTCGGGAACACCGTCACCGAGCAATGTTAGGGCAATAAGTGGCTACGATAAAATTGAGGTTTTAACGGGTGGTGTAAATATCTTTGACGAACAGTTGGAACTTGGTACATATGATACTACTACGGGTGAAAAATCATCTTCAATATCTAACTGTTTGAGGTCAAAGAATAAATATAGGATCATACCGAATGAATGGTATACGTTGGTTTATCCGTCATTATCGGCAAGCAATTATGTTAGATTCTTTATTTATGATGCCGCAATGAATTATTTAGGGACTACGAATGTAACTAATTCCTCATTCAGAATAACTACGGCAAATGCGGCTTATATTGCTTTCAGATTAGATACGCAATACGGGACTACTTACGGAAATAATATCTCTATCAATTATCCATCATCATTGACCACTTACATTCCCTACCATAAAACCACAGATTTATCGGAATCTTTGGGGCAGACGGTGTATGGGGCAATTTGGGCAGTTAGGGATGGCAAATTAGTTAGTGCATATGCAATATTAAATGCTAAAGACATATCATGGAATGTAAGTTTAAATCAAGCAAGAACCGTGGTTACTAATGCAAAAGCATATGAAAAACCTATTTGTTCTCACTATAAAGGGGTTACGGCATCTTGGGTAAGTTTACAGGATAATGAAATCGCATATAACGGTAACGAAATCCGAATTAGGGACGATACAAATGCGGTAGATTCAACAACGTGGACTAATTATGTAAACAACAACAATATTCAGATATTGTATAAATTAGCAACACCAATAGAGATACAATTAACTCCCCATGAAATCGCACTTTCACAGGGGTACAATTACATTTCAACTAACGGCACATCAATCAGCCTTTCCTACCACAACGGCGAGTTGGCAAGTTTGAGTGATGTGGCACAGGTGGGGGAAACGGTGGAAAATCTTATCCCTGTTAGAAAAATGTATGTTGGCGGCACTACGGATGCAACAGGAAATTATTCAGTTCCCAATTTACCAGATGTAAACGGTCATGCCACAATACCAATAATATTTCAAGCAATAAGTGGTAGTTATGATGGAGTATATAGTTTGTTTTATTCACCGCAAAATAGTAGATGGTATCTCCATGCGGCAAGTTGGGATGGAGCAAAAGCGGCATATGGAACAACAGTAAAAGGATATTTATATTATATTCCAAGCGTGTAACCCCATAAAATAACTAAAGGAGAGAAAAATGGATAAATTTACACAAGATGATGCTATCAAAATGTTAAAAAGCAAAATGGATGGTAATACAGATACCTCTTGGGAGTGGAGCGAAACCGTCCGAATGGCTATAAAAGCATTAGAGGAACAAAAAGTGTGTGAAGTAAAGCCTACCAATAACGGATGTGGTTTTGATGAAATGTCCGATTATTCGCTTTATCTTAACGGGTAACCCCATAAAATAACCATTTTATAATTGAACAAGAAAGCAGAGTAACGTGATATTTGAGCCGAGAGGTGAAGAAAATGATAACAGGTTTCATAAACCATAAAACCATTTTAGGAGGAAAGATGAGTAACAAATTATCATCGAAATTAAATTGGGTATGTTCGGAAATTAGCCATCAGTTAAAAGATGATGAAAAAGAATGTGATTGTAAGGATTTGGATTTTTCAATTACATTTGCCGATTGGATGATGTGTCCCGATTGCCAAAGGATATGGATACGAAAGTTTAAGTAATCAATAAAACCAAAATTTTAAGGAGGTAAAGCATGGTAGTTGTTCTGATTATAGTATTATGGGCGGTTCTTGCCGTGCTTTTCCTCGCTATTCTGAAAGGAGGGAATGATGATGAGTGATGTGGTGATTGCTTTATTGGGCAGTTCGGTTTTGGCATCGCTGATTTCCGGGACATTCCAATTAATCAATAACCGAAAATCAAAACAGAGTAAGATGGAGGACGGCATCAAATTGTTGCTATTATCCGCCGTGATCAATGACGGAGAAAAGATATATTCCAAGGGAAACATTTCCCGTGATGAATACCATTCATTTATGGCCACATATAACGCTTATAAGGCATTAGGCGGTGACGGATGGGCGGACGGCGTAAAGACCAAAATTGAAACAATGGAACGCGATTTTGAATAAGGGGGTGTTATTATGAAACTAAAGGATTCTATTTATGACGTTTTGAAATGGGTTGCATTAATTTGCATTCCTGCGGTGGTGACCTTTTTATCCGTGGTTCTTGGGGTGTTGGAAATTGACCCCAAAACCATCAATGTCATCGTAACCATCATTTCGGCCATTGGCACATTAATCGGCACATTGATTGGTGTATCAACGGCGGCATACAACAAGGAGAAACAGGATGAAAATAATAATAGGTAATGCGGTCCATGACGAAAACGGAAAATCCACGAACGGCAAACGTGGTGACCAATTGCAGAAAACCACCGACGATTGGAATG